AGGGCTGAGCGTACTTTGCCCATCTCCTGAAGTTCGGTCTGCATGCTCTTGAACAATGCAGCACTCCCGGATGTGTAATGGATATTGGTCTTGTACTTCTTATTCACATCCGCTTCGATATCCGCAGGCCGCTCGTTGAGACCGCCTCTCGGATTCATCCTTCGGATCAGTTCAGAATATGCATTGAGCTTGTTAGCCTGAGTATTTAGGAACCTGCCTAGATTGAGATCTGCCGCGGTATAGGCCGTCTTCCCAACACCAATGGCTTTCTGGATTGCTTGGGCATGCCCTTGCAGACCAAGGCCAAACTTACCACGTCCAAAGCCCATCTTCTCCTCGTGGACAGCTGCAGCATTAGGGGCTTTAGGATCCCGAGCATTCAGTGAGACCTCTACAGCACTATCCACAGCTTCCTGTACAGCACGAGCTGCACCCAACATGTTCTTCAGAGTTGGATCCTCACCAGTATATTTGTACTTACCACTAGCGTGGGCTTTCATCATCACCGCTACTTTATACTTGTCATCCATGATTTCTTCAGGGGTGAACTCTTCTTCGATATCACTCGCCTCACCAGCCAACTGCACCGCAAACTCAGACCGTACTTTCGCAACACGGAGCTCCATGGTCTTAATCTCTTTAGCTGTCAGTTCTGGATTCTCTTTAATCCAGGTGCTTAGGGCTGCCTCGAACTGTTCCACGTTATGTGGGGAAGGTTCATTTGCCTTAGCGGCCGTATCGATATTCTTGAAGAGACGTTCCAATTCTGCACCTGCAGTGGTCTCGGAGGAATCAAGAGTGTCTAACATGGTCTCAGCATCACCACCCACATCCGCTGTCCCTTCAGGGGCCAGCGCTACATTAGTGTTAGCTTCATCCAGATCACTGGCTGATTTACCCAGAGCTTTGGCTGCCACTCTGGCTCCACCAAGTAAGGCGCCACCTGCCTCACCCATGGATGCCATTGCAACACCAGTGCCAAGCCCAATCAGGGCTCCCTCAGCCATTGCTGTGCCAACACCAGGGCCTGGACGTTTTCCAGTAGCCTCTTGTTTATTTATCTGAGATAGTAACTCGCCGCCACCACTCTGGATTCCTTCTTCAACGGTCTCTCGGGCACCCGGGCCCATAATGTTCCCTGTGAACCGGCCGGTATGTTCCAGGCCGCGGCGAATCATGTTGTTCTTGGATACGCCTGTACCAGACTTCCCAATCAATCCAGTCATACGACTGAGGAACCCAGCTTCGAATGAGCCGGCTCCCGTAACAGCAGAGGTGACACCAGCTAGTATAGTCACTGCAGCAAAGGTATTTGCGAATGCTTTACTAGCAAGACGGGACTTAGCAGCATCATGACTCAATCCAGCACTACGTAACTCTCGATACTTCTCAGACTGATTACCCTCTTCTTCGCTCATGCCCATTATGCTACTGTAGACTTCAGCGGAAGTAGACATACCCTCAGTTAAGGCGACAGTACTAACACCGGTAGCGGTTGAGACTCTCTTTAAAGCCTTCTGACCCTCCTTAGATGCAGCATAACGATTAGCAGAGGCTAGGGCTTGTCCCGGAGTTGCACCGGCTTCTGTAAGTTCCTTCATCACCCGACCATTCATCTGCCGGAGAGCAGCCTTGGTTGCGGCCTTACCGACCATACCAATACCCAGGGTGTAAAACCCAGACTCAAACCCACCGTCCAGGATCCGACCAGGCTCCTCAATAAGATACTCGATACGATCCCCAGCATCATCCAAAGTAGCGGCTACATCAGCATGCCACTCAGGAGCATCAGGGTTCTCTTCCTGGTAAGCTTTCTTACGGATACCATACAACGGGGCTAGGAGTGCACTCTCTTTCTTGTCGAACCGCTCACGGTCATTCTGACCCTGGGAGGTGAATATTGTTTTGGCTCGGTCTGTGTTCTCATCAAAGGCCGTGAAGAATTCCTGTACAGCCTTATTCTGCGACAGAGCTCTTAGGGCTGGACTGAGGGGCTGCCCTACAGAGAGACTCCCTCCAGCGACTGCAAACTGGGCTAGGGTAGAACCCATGTCGATTGCACCAGCAACAAGGTTAACAGGTTGATCCCGGGCTGCCTCAAACCAGCTACGCTCTTCTTTTCCGAGATCCTTCTCCAACTTACCGGAGGCCATGTCTCGCTCAACCTGCTTATAGTTGTACTTGCTGAAGTAACCTGCATTACCCATTGTCCCCGTAATGTCTTCCATGATGGCCGGGTCATCCCATTGGGCAAGGGTACGTCCATACTTATCTGCACCTTTTCGTGTGAACCCCTGTCCCTGGTCTTTCAGGCTCTGTAACTTTGTCCGCATGTTCTCCGTTTGGGACAGTCCCATATTAACCATATCTTCATTAGAGATGTCCTCAACATCACGGCCCATCAGTGTTGCATAGGTCTCACGATGCCGTCTTGCCTTTCCTGGATCACGTTCATAACGAGATACCTTAGTTTCCCAGGCGTCAGGAGACTCTCCCTCACCACCAGAGAAGCGGATACGCTCACCCGTAATTCGGTTTACGACTGTATCAGCGTCTATGATGTCATAGGCATCCGGATTAAATTCGCTATAGTCTGGATCCAGGGCGGATCGCTTTATGGATTTCAGGTTGGCTAAATTATCTCGCTTAGCAGCAGCAGTGTCTTGCAGGCCGGCATGGACTAATGAGGAAATCGCAGAATCATATAGAGGCATAGCATAATCCTATAGAGAGGAGGTATTATGCTATTGTCCTGTACTTTACCTACAAATTCAAGTTTTATATCCTTGGATCGGGCTGCCAAGCAGGAACTGGAGGAGTGGTTGAGACGGGCACTACCACCTCAGGTGTTGTGGCCTGTGCCTCTGCTTGAGCAATACCCCGTTTCTGTCTCCACTGTTGTAGCGATGGGCGACCACCTTGGGCGACTGGATCTTTAGCCAGGCCATCTATGACTCCCTGCATGGAGGACAGCATACCATTCTTACGGAGATTAACCAGGTTCCATTTGATATCATCGTTATCATACGGAACGAGACCGCGATCCCGATCAATCGCATCATGGCCATTACCCATTAAAGCCTCAATAAAGGCACTTTCATTACCCCCTAAATCTTCAAGGAGTTCGTCTAATTTTTTGCGATCCCTTGAATCCAAATCAAGATCCAGATCCTCTAATGTCTTACCAATGTCCTTTTTAAAGAGTTTCTGACCCTTAACTTCTGCTGCGGTACCAAGCCGCCAAGTACCACCTTCCTGGACTAGGTTATGGTAGGCTTTATTATCTGCCGTGGTCTTGGCCCGTCTTGCATCTGCTTTACGCTTGACTTCTCCTGCAGTTGCTGTAGCCGCTGTCACTTCATCAATGATTTTGTTTGCTCTGGACTGCAATGCTCCGGCCGGTGTCTGTGCAATATCACCTGCAGTAAGCCGCAACTCTACCTGATTCTCTGCTAACCATCCGGGACGTATTTCTTTAATTGCATCCCCCAGATAGTCCTCATAATTTGCACTTGCCCATGCTTCCACGGCCGCATCCTTAGCGGTGTCATCAGGTAAGTTCCTGATTTCGGGACTTTTCCGCATGTCTGACAGTATTTCAGGCCAGTCAGCACCTAAAGCCTGTTTACCGGCATGACGAAGTCCACCAGGCTCCTCACTATTTGTACGACCAATGAGGGTCTTAATATCCTCTTGGGTGTCCAAACCACTCTGAGCTATCTTCGCACCCGAAGCTGCGGATGCAGCACGGGAAGCGGCAGAATCCGCATTACTCTGAGCAATATTATTCTCGATCCTCTGCTGTTCCTGCCGTCTTTCTCGCTCGGGAGCGGAATTCTCAAACTCGGCAGACCGTGCCTGTGCTTGGTTCAAATCAGTACGGGCTCCGCTAGCTGCCACACTGGCATCAGTAGTCCGACTGGCATCATAGCGCTCCATGATCTGATCAGCATTGATATCACTGGGGAGATTGGCGAGATCTTCCGGTGTCATCTTCCCATCAGCCATCATCTGAGACAAAGCAGCGTTGGTGCGGTCGCTCTTGGCTCGATCTTTACCCACTCGAAGGGATTCGGTGAGGCTATCAAAACCCTGTCCGGCTCTACAAAAGGCACTGGATGCTGCCCCAAGGGCAGCAGCAGGGTTGGCAGAGGGTGCATTAACGTTTTGCCATGTGATAGGGGTAGCCATTATTTATCCTTCCTCTTACTACCAGCAGTTGGTGTGGCCACTTCTCGGTCCGCTACCCAGGAATCCATATCTTGGAAAGTCTGGCCTCTAGCGTTTGCAGCAGCATTGCTTGCCGACCACTTAGATTTAAGGTTAGTCTGTATAGTCTTCGCCCGGGCATTGTAATTATCCTGCCAAGCGTCCTTTTGGAACTTGAACTGATCCTTTGCCAGACCCAGGGATTTGAAGCCGGAGTATATCCCAGCCAGGGAAGCAAAAGCTGAGGCGCCTTGACTCAGACCCTCCATACCGCCCATCTTACCCCAGAGACCGGCACTCTGCGGGCCGCCCATTGTTGCAGGGTTCGTTATCCCAGCACCAATAGGGCTCTGTTGGGCACCCCACTTCTGGGCACTATTAGTGTTCCCCGCCCCAAGCTGAGCTATATAGTCCACGGAATTGGGTGTTCCGGGGTTCCCGCTTAGTTGATCAATCCAATTTACCATCATGCACCTCGTTGTTTAGACATTTGTACAAACTCGCCATCAATAATTGTTCTACCACCTGGCTCCTCCGGAAGAACCAGAGCTGCCTCGTAAAAGTCACCTATTAACTCGATACTTGCTTGCCCCGGATTGGGATCCAAGCATCGAACTAAATAATCATCCGCCTTTTCGGCACCGCCTTGACGAACAAAGATTGCTATTAGATCCATAGGGTCTAACCAATCAGGTGGCTCCCCTATTGTATCGTATGCGTCCTGCAATTGCTGCTCTTTTTCGCGGGCATCTAATGTGAAGTCCCGCATGTCAGCTTCTAAATCGCCCATAACCTTATTGGAATATACCGCGAAACCCACGTTATATATAGGGGCTGCGGCATTAATGAATGCAACGGCTCCTCCGAAACCACCCCCAGCATTACTGAAGGCGCCCGTTAGGTTTGCAAAGCCACCAGTTGCTAGGGAATATACAGCAGCCATGATAGCCGCTATACGTACAATCTTACCAGCTACACCAGGCATTGAGGACGCTAAGGAAATCATGAAGGCCACTGCGAAGGCCAGTATGACCCATATAATAAATATGGCCAGTGCTGCACCACCAAAGGCAGCCGCTAAGAATACAGCAGCAGCCATCAGGAACCCTGGGAAAAAGATACTAAGGGCGATAAGGATCAATGCTATCAGAACTATCAACCACTTGAAGAAGCCTGATCGGTACCATGCGACTGAGGTGATCTCCACTAGAAAAACCGTTGCCGTCGCAGCATCCGCTATGACATGCTCTCGTTTAAGCATCTTCAACTTTCGGAGGGTAGTTAAGTGGATAGGCATCCGGAATTCATTGGTCTCAGTATCTAGGCCACCTAACTGAATGTCCGCATAGCGATATCGGAAACCCTTCCTCTTCTTTTCAAAGTCACTTGTATTAATCTTGTATTGCATACTCAGTCCCATTACCAGGGTCTGGGTATAATTAGCGATACCATTGTGCACTGTCTGACGGGTTATGAGAACGAAATCGTGGTAGCCACCTTTCTCTGGTTCGCTGCTGTAGACACCAATGGCCATGTGCCCACCCCAGAACTTATCAATTGCTGCCTGATACTTGGCTCGGGCTGCTGTGGCAGTGGGGCTATTATATCCCTCATCCTCGGTCCGAAAGAGGGAGAAGATCTCAACTTCAACTTCGTCATCCTTCATGTCCCGGTACATGTTGCCGAACGGTACCTGGGCATAGCCGGCCTTACTGTGTCTCTCAATATATGAGAAGCGATAACTAACATCAAAACCCTGAGAATCGCCTTCAGAAATATTCAACTCAGAGACGGGTTGCGGCAGATCATACTCCGACTTCTTGGGGCCTGTTTTACCGTTCCAGGTAACCACATATTTATTGTAGTCTGCAGCCGTGTGTTGTTGCCATTCTGACAATTGGTCAAAGAAGTGGTATAAATACTGTTTCGACTCCGGTACATTGGTATGTATTGGTACAGCCCAGTGGATGAAGAAGTCCCACTTCTCGATGTCCATTTCGTCATAATCCCCGGAATCAAGATCTTTCTGCTCCTGTTCCTCGAAGTCGTCACGGACATCATCTCCCTTAACCGCCATCTTTCTTAAGAGACCATTAGTGGTCTTTGCCAGGTCAGAATCGGGATCCTCATTAAACCAGACTTTATCCTGCATCATGATAGCAACAGGCATGTACTCACCATACTTCTCTTCTCTATCGAGCTTACTTTCAAGTATAGGATCCAAGCCAGTATCAAACTCGTATATCCAGTAAAAGATTTTCCCACCATTTAACTCATACTTCACATGTAAGTACGTAGAATCAGCGGGGTAACCAGAATCTAAATTGATTTCCCGGGCGAGATCCCAAACCTGTTCTACCCCGGCAGAGTCCGTATATTCGAAGTACACCTGGTAATTGGGGTCATTGCGGACATATTGTGGGAAGTTCTCTATCTGATAATATTCACCAGTGGTTGGGTCAACCACGGGGATGGGTATAGTCTCATCACCCTCATCCCAAAGCTCTGGCACTCCTTGTGGCCAAGGGAACCATTCCGGATTAGCCCAGTAATCCTTGATGAACATCATCAATAGAAATCTTTCGTTACGATCGGATATTGTGGAGGATCTGACGTAATCCCAATTACCCTCCCCAACTGCCCGAGAGAGGGCGTCTTCAACATCTTCAGCTTCTAGAAGGGATATTATAATATTGCTGGTAGGGAATCCCCGTACATACTTCTTTCTTGCATATCGGGACATTGCCTTAGCCCGGGCATGCAGGTCTGTATTGATAGTGTACATGACGGCCCCAGCCATTGTTGAATCCTGGGTGCCGCCAACTGCCTCAGCAACAATCTGTTTTTTGAGCGTATTAGGGCTCGCATCGTACAGACTGGATGATGCAGCATGTGCAATATAGGTCTTCTTGCTGGTAAACAGACCCATATACGATTATGCGCTAGCAATATCTGCGGCAGTAGAAAGTGAGACAAGAATAATGTCACTAGCACTATCGCCTAACTCAGCAGTATCTGGACCTTCTGGCTCCATAACAGACAGGAAGACCGAGTCGTAATCTGCATGCATCTTCGCACATTTATTTTGAACATCTGCAGCAAAGCCCAGCTTTTGAGCTTCCAGCAATGACATCTGGCGGCCAACAAGACTGTCCGAGTCAGCTACACCGGAAACTGTATTCGCCTCTTCGGTCTTACTCTTCCAACCCAGTAAGATAACCTCTTGGCCAATCTTTGTGGCTTGTGCCTGCATCATGGCTTCTTGAGCATCCAGGAAAGCGACCTCTGCTTCGATCTTACTGATCTGAGCTGTGATCAAGAGACCTTCCTGCTGTATCTTAACAAGCTGTGCCTCTACCATCAGCTTCTCGAGCGGCATCAACTCTTCAATTTGGAACTTGAGCCGGAGACGTTCTAACTCAACCATCAGAACTTCAGCATCGACTTTCTCGAGCTGCTTCTCCGTTAGTAACGTATCTGCTTTAAGTTTGGCTTGCTGCTCCTGCAACAGCATCACACCCAGCAAATACTGGGTGGTGTTTACCATTGCCGCATTGATTGAACCCACATACACCTGAGCATAATCAGAACCATGGAGTCGGCCCTGCTTGTACTGCTTCTCAATATGGGAATTAACCGAAAGCATCAGCTGGTCAAATAGACCCTGCTTAAGCCCTAGGTTTGTGTATTGTGGGTACGTGGGTTCAGTCGTAGTCATAATAGTTCCTTATAGTCCGTTCTTAGCCATAGCCTGTGATTGGCGGAGATCATCCAACTCTGCAGGAGTCAAGGGATCCAGTACCTCAACACTAAACTCTGGTACCAACCTGCTAGCACGTTTAACACCACCACGGCCGTCGGGCACATCATAGAAAGAGGAGCACCGGCGATCCTTAATCATGTCATAGATGATCTGGGGTACATGATAGGGTAGGCCATTGAAAGGTACATGTTTCTTGATCGTCCCCAACTTTGAAGAGCCAGTGGAGAACGTCTCACCAGGCCAGTTCTTCTTCAGAGGGTTCATGCAGGTGAGTCGTATGCGTATGAGACGTGTGGCCCGCAGCTTAGCCGTCTTGGCTATATGTACGGCGTATTCCGCAGCAGTCAATGGACCTTTCACTTCCACGACTTTCTCAGGGGTTGTATCTGGAGTTACCCCTTCTGCAGTAACCTGGTTTGCCAGGTGAGCATTAATAAGGCCTGTGACAGTCTTTGTGTTTGCTCGGTGGTGGAACGTGATTCCTAGGGAAGTCGCTTGGGCCTTGATGGCAGTAAATTCTGCCGCTTGAGCTTGAGTTAATTGTTTCATCATAGTCTCCTTATATCCCGTATAGTATTAAAAGCAAATGGCGGCCCCAGTATTGGGACCGCCGATATTACCTATTACCGCTTAGAACGTGGCAACAGACTTCAGAAGAGCGATACGCTCCGGACGTCGCCAAACGGATCATCACGATTCGCAGACTCAGGACCAGGCTTCTTATGGGTGATCGTGAACTTCACAGTCTTACCGTCAGTCTGGAAACCGACCGTAGTGAAGGATTCACTACCAACAACCAGGAATGGATACACGTTGGCCTTAGCCGTTTCATCCTCGGCCTGTCCCCAGTGACAAACTTCGTCAGAAGTATCACCAACAGTTGCACCAGAAGCTTCCCAATGCATCATCTCAGGAACGACGATGACACGGAAGTTATGGACAGAGCAGAACTCGCCGCGAGCGACAGTACCAGCAGATGCATACTGTGCAACGGGGATATAGGCTTTAACACCATGGTAATCCGTCATACGCATCAGAGCAGGCTGAAGCTCAGAACCAATGTATGCATAGCGAGCTGCACCAATGACCCGGGTATCAACCATCTTAGAACCAGCAATCAGCTTAGTGTTCTTCGGTGTACGGTTGTTATCCAACTCGATGTCCAGTTTAACCAGGTCATCATAAACGATAACGTCTTCCAGGTTAGCAGCCGCAGTACTACCATTCAAGGTAGCAGTAGAGGTCGCATCACCAGCATAGCGTACAACACCAGCCGCATTCAGGAGATCGATCTGCAACTGATCTTCCGTCATTTCGTTAGCCGCTTTAACACACTCAGATGTGATGTGCATCAAGAGACCGTCATCGGTATCAAAGTCCAGAGACTCCTGGGTGTATTCATCGAAGAAGCCGAACTTCTCGAGAGTACCTTCCAACTGGATACGTTTGTGACCAACACGATTCACTCGGCCACCGAACTCAGTCAGTGCAGGGATCTTGGCAGCAATGGTACCAACATCTTTGCTGGAGCCATACAGGTTACCACGGTTACTGAAGATATCGTTAGAAGTAGACAACTTCGCCTCTGCCCAACCCAAAGCTTCAATAGCAATCACAGCCGCATCATAATCAGCAGCAGCAACACCCATGTTGATAACAAATGCCAGTAACTGGCCTTCGGCTACAAAGTCAGCCGCAATTATAGCTGCACCAATATTGGCACCAGTGGCCTGACCCAAGAAGTAATAAACCTGTCCACCGTCGGCTGCAGGAGCAGTCAAAGAAATGGTCTGACTTACGACCGTGGTAGCAGCAATAAAGGCTGCACCAGTAGAAACGCCAGAAGCGTCAATACCCTGGTCATTCTGGTTCCTGTCATCAAGGATCGGCAGGTAGTGATAGAGCTTGATAGTTTTACCCATATGCTTCGGCATATTAATGCTGTCTGCCATCTGGCCAAAATACATCTCTTTAGACGCTTCTACCAGTGCTTTCTTTCGGTAAAAGTCGGTACGAATCTGCACCCCAACATCAGAGGGTGAAGCATTTACAGGGTCATTATAACCATGTGGATTTTCAAAAGCCATGAGAATATCTCCTTATCTCGTTAAAGGTTAAGGGAAGATATGTCCATTTTCTCAATATCAGCATCATCCATCGCCAATATATTCTTTGGAGGTTTCTTCCCACTGCCGGCTCCGCCTTTAGTGGCACCTGCAGCACGTCTGCGATTCCGCAATTCGGACTTATTGTCCCTTGATCCAGAACCCTGTGCTGAGGCCTTTGGCGTACCAAGAGTGGTAGATGATGCAGCATTGGGGTTAGCCTCGGTAAAGGCTCCCGCTTTGTGCATTGCATCCCCAACCGCATAGTAAGCGTCGAGGTCAGACAGGCCCGAGAGGCGGCCATATAAACGTTCATCGGCAACTTTATCCATAACTGTCTGGAAAATACCAGCTTCCATATGTTCGTTCAGTGTGGCTATCCACTTGGGATCGTCTCGTAAGGCTACCCTACTTGCTTGATCAAAGCCCTCAGTGATCAGATCTAGCGTATCTTGGTACTTGGGGGAATCTTTGATTCCATCCAGGACATCCTTGATAGCTACCTCCGTATCACCAACACCGTGGTCAGTGGGCAAATAGTCAGCCTTCTCCTTAAGATCTATATCCATTGGATCAATGGAAGAATCTTGTAGGAGCTTCTTTATTGCGTCTGGATTTTTTTTCTCCAAGTCGATAAAGAAGTTGATCTTTTCTTGCGTAAGAAGCCCATTTTTCTCGAGAGACCGTAGAATCCGCATATTCGGTTTCATGATCTCCAACTTCCGAGAATAGTCAACTCCCTTTTGCATCAAGGCACGGGCATCGTCGATGTTGTCGACAGTTACCATACGCTTGGCTGCTTTAAAAGGAGCCATAAGCTTCTTATACTCTTCTTCAAAGTTTACAACAGAAGATTTCTCAGAGTCCTTGGATGGATCAGCTTCACCTTTATCCTTGGATTGGTCGTCCTTGGAGGCTTCGTCTGATTCATCGGAGGCTGCTTGAGAATTGTCCTCAGCGGTACCCTCGTCGTCAGAGGTGGAACCCGGGTCTGCTTCTGGCTCAGAGGATCCGTCATCGGCTGCGGCACCATCCGCATCACCTTTGGAGTCTTCCTCGTCGCCGTCTTCATCTCCGGCCGGTATATCACCAGCCCCGGCATCACCGGGGTCAGCTTGGTTCTCTGCAGCCTTCGCTGCAAATTCATCAAAAGTCATTCCAGAGATATCCTCGTCAGATACTTCCGACATAAGATCTTCCTGGGCATCAAGCACGTTCTGTGCTTCCTGCTCTTCAACCGTGGTTTCTTCACCCATGATTACTCTCCGTCTTCAGTTAAGAGTTCTGCATGGGTTGCCTGGTCTTCAGCCAGAGACTGGGCCGCAAGGTTACCAATCTGTTGGATCTTAATGAAGTACTGGCGTAAACCGCCAATGGAGGTAATCTGATTCTCCACCATCTGTAATGCTACTGCATCTTGCATAAGTATATTGGGCTCAGATCGCAGGCCAACGACTCGGGCTGCTTCATCTCTAAAGTAACCGTCCTCGATTACTGTTTTAAAATCAGCATTGTCACGAAGACGTAAAAGGGCTGCCAGTGTTTCAGCGGCGCCCTGGGCTTCTTCAATACTAACCTCTACTGCACGGATGTTCTGTTGGGTCTCATTACTCATTATTAACTCTCCTTATCAATTGGCTGAGCTCTTAGCAGGCTTGCTAGAGTTGTCAGCTTTGGGTGAAAGCTGTGCTTTTGTATGCTCAAGCCTTTCATTCGCTTCTGCTTGGGCACCTGATTTCTGTAACTCTCGTTCCTGGGTAACACCACTCTCAGTCTCAACGAACTTCAGATCCTCGTTGTCCTTCTCAGATATGGCTTTACCTGCTTGGGCCAGGTCTAATCTTCGGTCTCGGAATCAATTTTCCGGATCTCTGCTTCAAGTTTACCGATCTCCAGTTCCTGCATCTTCTGGGCCATTGGATCGGGCTCTGGTTGGAACTCCTGGATCCTCTTGGCCAGCTCAGGCATCTTCCTCAATCGAGCTATCTCTTCCATAATAAGGAAAGAAAACTCCTGTGGCAAGCTCTGTCCAGTCGTTTGGAGCATAAAGGCCAACTCTTCAGCCTTAATGTTATCAGTTTCAGCCGTACTTATCATCAGTTTAATGTCGATCTTACCGGCCAGATCGTCACGTTTAACTGTAATGAACTCTTCATTGGTGATCCGGATGACCTCTTCCTCAGACAAGAGGACAGCATTCATGGCCATAACCATCCGGCCAATATCCGTCACACCCTTAGCGAGTCGACGAAGGATACCTATCTCACGTTTAGCTGCTGCATCCAGGGCACTACGGGCCGCTGTGGCAGACTTGCCTAGGCCTTCACCAGATACACCGGTATTAGCGAAGGCCCTGACTCCTGTGAGGGACTCAGCATCGTTGTTCTGCAAGGCCAGCATATACTGGGCAGACTGCGGAAGTTCCGGATATGTATTGGTGAAGAAAGCAACCCGGGGATCTACACCCGGGTTGTACGAATAGTCTTTGCCGGCATCGAACTTCCTTTGGTTCGTTACATCTAAGGCATCCTTGCGTATACCCACTTGACCATTCGCGGAACGTCCCATCGTATCAATCATTCCCCGGGTCACAGCTGCCGCTATCTTCTGGTTCTCCAGTAAGAGGGCTCCATCAGGCTCGCCGTATACGCTCTTACGCTTCGGCAGGTAATGGGTCAATGTGAAGGGGAGTTGCTTATTAGGGAATGGGGACTCTTCCAGGCGGATCATCGTGAGACCAACCCAGGTACAGACAATGGCAACAGGAATGCCATCATCATGTATGTCCCAGAATCCCCAATACTCATACGCTTTAAACTGCTGTCTGGGTGCATCATTGAACATGAAAGACCCTGTGTCCTCTACGTGCTGGTTCTCGCTAGTATCAGATCCACCTACTAATGCTGTCTTCTCGATCTTTATTTGGTCGATGTTCGTATAGCGGCCGTCTCTCTCGAGGTCACCTGTGCTGGTGTGGAATTCGTATATAACGAACTGGGCCTTCCTCAGGTCTCCCTGACATGTAGGATCGATCATTACCTTGGCGAAGTCACAGACCTCCAGGGTTGGTTGGTTCTTGAGAGTCTTCATCTCCATCCGGGTGGGGTTATTCTCATCGATAACCATCTGCACTGGTTCACCGATCTCAAGCGATAATTGGATGGTCTTCAATAGTTCCGGCGGTAACTGCTGTTGGGCAGCTTCCGGATTCCGCATCATCATGGCGGCGCCATTCTCGACGGCCTCTCGCATAAACTGGGAGGTGATTTGTTCAGGGATAAAGTTATCAACCTCCACCTCTTCCTCGACGGTCTCCCAACCAACTCGGACAATAACCGAACCCTCATCCACCGCAGTCCGAACAAAGTGATCAATGAATGTCACTTTATCAAGCTGGGTGTTGAACTGATTGTTCAATACCAATCCATTCTGGACTGCTGCATCGCCGTCTTCAAAGGTCAGTGGTTCGGTGGTGAAAAGATTCTCTGTTGAGAGGAAGGCTTCAGACAGACCAGCATATCGCCACTCTGCCTGTTTACGAATTAGTTTGGGAACAACCGAAGAGCGACCCTTCACTTTCTTAGGTTTGGCACTTCCTGTCACATTCAGGTTGTCGAGCCATGCATTGACCTCACTTACGTGTGTGCTGTGATGGCTGTTAGACTCAGTGAGGTCGAGTTTCAGATCAGAAAGCTTTGGGGCATTCGCCCATCCAGTATCGATGGCGCTCTCTTCTGCTCGGATCTCAATTTGTTCTTTGCTCATATGATATGTTCCCAAGGGTATTAAGGCATTATAAAGCCTATTGGTTCAGATTAATAGCTTATTGATCGATTAAACCTGGTGCTTTGATCTTATTGGCCCGTTTATGTCGTATACCAAAGATGGCCAAGCTGATTGCTACAGCGATACCAGTCCACCAGTAAGGTACCTTAGCCAGGTACTCGAACCCAGTCATAATGTAATCCTGTACACCAGGGACACAAGAACACTATTAAGACCAGCTCATCCTTCCAACTATCCCGCTGAAGAGCCACATAAGTCTTTTCCCAATCCTGGGTATGCTGCTGAGCAGACGCTTTACGCTCTGCCTTAGCGTTCGCCAGCTTGATCTTACCAGTAAGTTTGGCGAGCTTTAACTCCTGCTCCAGCTCTTTCTTTCGTTTATAATAGTTAACAACGGACTCAGGGAGTCCGCCTATAATCTTTCCTACAAGTGTTGCCCACATTATCGTATACCTCCATGCTCAAATGAGTAGTGGTTTAAATCATTGGGGATACGTTCCGCACCACCTACGAAGTCCCAGAACTTGTGTAACTCGGTATGGGCCCTATGTGCAGCCTCACCCTGTAAATAGACACCATCTTTGGTTAAGTTTAAATCAGCAGCTAGTTTAAGTTTATGGGCACTGTTCCGGTGACCGTAACCCTTCTTCTCACCTAGGCCGCCATGTACCCGGGGATCCCGAAAGATGTCACCCAGACGTACCTCGTACCCAGCCTGGTGGGCAAAGTTCAGGAGGTCACAGAGTAACCGTGAAAATCGTTCTTGCTTCTTTCCTAGTGACATTACCTTCTCCTACCGTTGCTCTTCTTGGCAAATCCACTGTAAGCGGTTGCCCTTACTCATGCCCACCGTTAAAAGTAAAGGGGGCTCCACGTCCGTGGCTAAAGTATATTCTATACCAAAACGGTCTAGCTGTTGTCGACAATATAGTGTGGTGCCCCGGATGTAGGACAGAACAATGTCCGATGTGGGGGTCTGTTTCAGCCGTTTATCATCTAAACAGCACCGGGGAGTGACGACATCCCCTGCCATTTCGACATGTTCAAGCGCCTCCTCAAGGGGATTATACCACCAATACCAAGCGACATCATCCCGTACATATGCAACAAAGGGCTGCATAGCCTGGTCAAAGGTAAAGTTCAACTCACTGATACCAGAAAATGAAAACAATTGCCAGGCCCCTTGGGGGCCTGTAATAATTACATCCGGCTCAATATACGACATTGTCCAGATATGTGAGTAGAGCCCAGTGCTCGTATCATTCAGGGATATGCCACCTGCTTCGTAATCCTTCAACAACGTGCCCCGGTAGTTGTCCGGAGTCAGGTAGGTTGAATACACAGCAGTGGTGGATAATTTATTCAGGGGAATCATAGAGTCTTCCTGCTCCAACTATGTGTCCATTCCAGTATCAACCGCTCTGCAGCACTTTTAGGGATCGGTGGATCAAAGACAATCTGATATACACCAGAGGAGACGTTAACCATGCATGCTGCAAAGTGACTTGCATGATTGCCTCTTGGTGACCCATAGCTTATTTGAGCGGTGGACTGGAAGCTACCATCAGCATACTCGCTATTGGTTGTGCCGTCACCTCCACCCGCGATCTCAACCCCACTAGGCTGCCCAGTGACAGGCCCTATGGCAGCACCGCCTGCCCAACATAACCAATCCACTGCCGGGTGGGCTAGGAACTTATCCCCAATACCGGCCCCCCAGTGGGCTGAACTAGTCACATTACAAGCTCGAATATCAATAGCGTAAACAATAGAAGAGATGGTGATAGTTGTGCTGGTGGTTGTCAGATGATCTGGATATATTCGTAACTCATAATACACGTCCAAAACCTCGTCGACCAACATAACAATAGCCTCAGGTAAGACCATGCGGCTAAACAGTCCCGTATTCGTCACCAATCGGCCGGTACCAACCTCTTTAATCGTATGCGCCCCAATGATGTCGGCACCGTCAAAGGTGTAAAGGAAGGTCATGGCACCGTAGTAGGGTGGCGTACCTTGAGCAGTTGTGACACCTGCTCCTGCCGCGGCAGTAGAGACCTCAAAAGTCTCCAGATTTGCATCAGTCACTTGGGCAGGCGTATTCCCTAGAGC